AACTAATATGGCAGCCCAAGACCTATTTGTAGAAGAATTTAAAAGTCAATTATTCGGTGGTGGAGCACGAAATAACTATTTCAAAGCAACATTAACTGGATTAGATACATTTGGTGGTGCTGATCTTGCAACAGTATCATTTTTATGTAAAGCAGCATCATTGCCCGGATCAACTATTGCAGGTATTGAAGTTCCGTTTCGAGGAAGAGTAATTAAGGTCGCAGGAGATCGTACTTTCGAACCGTGGAATGTTACTATTATTAATGATATTGATTTCCAAGTTCGTGGTGCTATTGAACGATGGATGAATGCACCTCTCAATACACATGAAACAAACCTTGGTGAACAGAGACCGGCAGTTTATAAAACACAAATGAAGGTAGAACAATTAGATAAAGCAGGAACATCGTTAAAAACATATCATTTTATCGGTACTTTCCCTTCTGTTCTTGATCCTATTGAAGTTAGTTATGATTCAAGTAATACTATTGAAGAATTCAATGTAACATTTGAATACGATTATTGGACATCTGATACAACTGACGGTGGAACACAATAATAATAATAATTTCATTAATTTGAGAAAGAGACCTTTTTATTAATAAAATGAAGAAATAATATTATTTATGGACTATTCATTATTAGACGATTATATTTTTGAAGAAACAGATAATTTAGAAATTTATGGTTTTCCTCTAAAAAAGAAAAAAGAGGAAAAATCTAAAAAATTTCAACCTAAATCATTCACAGAACCATCAACTGATGATGGTTCTGTTGTTTTTGTTTCTTCAGGAACACATCAATTAGGTTTTCATAATCTTGGATATTATGAAGGCAAAAGTGATATTAATAGAATAAAAAAATATCGAGAAATTGCATCATATCCTGAAGTCGAACAAGCTATTGATGAAATAATTAATGAATTAATTGTTATGGATGATGAATATCAATCTGTTGAACTATCGCTGGATGATGTTCAACAACCCGAAAAAGTTAAAAAACAAATTGTTGAAGAATTTAACAAAATTCTTGGCTTATTGTCGTTTTCAACAAATGGATATGATATAGCAAAAAAATGGTATGAAGATGGTCGATTAGTATATCATATGATACTTAATGAAAAAGGCGATGAAATAGTTGAGATTAGAGCTATCGATCCCTTACATATCAAAAAAATAAAAGAAGTAGAAGAAACGCAAGACCCACAAACTAAAGCAAAGTTATATAAAACAGTCAAAGAATATTTTGTATATTCAAATGAATTTGGATATAATGCTACAACTGGATTAAAAATCCATAAAGATGCTATTGTATATGTAACATCTGGTCTATTAGATGAAGAAAGAAAAAATGTTATTTCTTATCTTCATGCTGCCATAAAACCTGCTAATCAATTAAGAATGTTAGAGGATTCTCTTGTAATTTATAGACTAGTCCGAGCACCAGAAAGACGTGTTTTTCGTATTGATGTAGGAGGTATTTCAACAAAAAATGCCGAATCATATATGGAAAAAATTATTGCAAAATATCGAAATAAAATTGTTTATGATGCCTCAACAGGTGAATTAGCTGACTCAAGACAAAATCTTGCAATGATCGAAGATTTTTGGTTGCCAACAAGAGATGGAAGAGGAACAGAAATTTCGACATTGAATTCAGGCCAAAGTTTAGGTGAAATAGATGATGTTATCTACTTTCAAAAGAAATTATTTAGAGCATTAAAAGTTCCATTAAATAGATTAGAACAAGAATCCTCTGCATTTTCTCTTGGTAGATCAAATGAAATTTCTAGAGATGAGATCAAATTCTCTAAATTCATTTCAAGACTTCGTTCTAAATTTTCTGATCTTTTTTATCAAATATTAAAAACACAACTCCTTGTCAAAAAAATTATTTCATCCGAAGACGAATGGAATGAAATAAAAGAAGGAATTTTTATCAATTTCCTTAAAGATAATTATTTTACCGAATTAAAAGAATCAGAAATTACTAGAGAAAGATTGAATACTCTTAGAGAAATTAATGATTATACCGGAAAATATTTTAGTGTCGAATGGGTTCGAAAAAACGTTCTTCGACAAACCGATGAAGATATTAAAGAATTGGATAAAGAAATCGAAGAAGAAAAGAAAAAATATCCAACAGATGAAGAAGAATCTTCTGGATTTGGATCAAAAAGATTTTAATCATTACTAATGAAAAAAAATATAAAACGAATCAAAAAATTTATTACAAATAAACGAAGGAATAAAAAATGAGTAGAGAGAAAAATACAACAATCAAATTCGTCAATAATGTCTTAAATAAAAATTTTGTTGATGCAAAAGAAAATTTCAAAGAAATGTTCTATGCAAAATCAATGGAAAAATTAGAAGATAGAAAAGTTCAAGTATCTAAAAACATTTACTCTTCATCATTGAATCAAACCGAAGAGAATATTTCTGTTTAAAATGAAAAAAACATATTCCCAATATGTTCAAGAAGCCAATAAAACATTGGATGAGGCTGCACTAAAAGGAGAGATAACAGCAGATGGGATTTTTTCTTCTGCATATTTTTTAGGTGGTCCTATTGGTTCTTTTATTGCCGGAAGTACAGGACTTTTATCTCCTTTTATTCTTGGTCCATTAATTGCCGTCGGATTATATGCTGGTTATAAAAAACTTGTTAGAAAATTTCAACAAATAAGATATAACTGTAAGGATGCTAAAAATCCCAATGAATGTCTTAAAAAAGCAAGAATGAAAGAAGCAAGAGAAAACCTAAAGTATTTGAAATTAATAGAAAATCATGGTTCTCCAAAAGATCAGAAAAAAGTCAAAAAAGAAATAGATAGATTGAACAAATTAATTAAACAAATAAGAACTACTCCTGCAAGTCTCAATTATTGGGATATGTATCAACAACAACAAAATACTAAAAAAAGATAAACATATGTTTTCATTTAAATTCATCTTTGAAGCTGCCTATAAAGGTAATATAGGAATTGTAGAATTATTTCAATTCTATGAAAGAGCAAAAAAAGAAAATCCTGATTTATATGATGAGGTTCAAACCCTTGTCAAACAAAAGAAAGAAAAAGAAGTCTGGAAAATCATTCAAGACTTTTTAAATGTTAAATTAGTAGATAAATAAAAAATTATAAAAAATTATAAATAATTACATTAATAATAATAATAATAACAATTTATTGAGGTTATCTTTTTGAAACTAATTACCGAACAAAATTTTCAAAATCTAGAATATCTTTCTGAAAATACATCCGAAGGAAAAAGGATGTATATCGAAGGAATTTTTATTCAGGCAGAAAAGAAAAATAGAAATGGACGTATCTATGAAAGTAAAATTCTAAAGCCTGTTGTTGATAGATATATTACCGAACAAGTAAATACGGGTCGAGCCGGGGGAGAATTAAATCATCCTCAATCAGCATCATTAAACCCCGAAAGAATATCTCATAGAACAATAAAAATGGAATGGAAAAATAATGATGTTTATGGAAAAGCATTAGTATTAAATACTCCCACTGGAAATATTGTTAAAGGTCTACTAGAAGGAGGTTTTAAATTAGGAGTTTCTTCTAGAGGAATGGGATCATTGCAAGAAAAAAATGGAATCCAATATGTTCAATCTGATTACTCTTTAGTGTGTGTGGATTGTGTGAGCGATCCTTCTGCTCCGGATGCATTTGTTAATGGAATCCTTGAAGGTATTGAATTTGTTTTTGATTCAAAAGGAAAATTGATTTCTAAAGAAGCAAATACATTCATGGAAAGAAAAAGAAAAACCATCAATGAATCAACAGTATTAAAAAAATTAGAAAATTTTTTGGGGAATTTATAAATGAAAACAACAAAACAATATATTAACGAAGCAAAAGAAGATTTACTTTTAGATGAAAAACTCGAAGAAGAACTTATTGAGTTATTCGGAAAAGAATATTTAGAAGAAAAAGCATTAAAAGGTCAAAAAACAGTTGTTGGAGGATTGGCTGCATATGCATTTGGTCTTGGGCCTATTGGTCTTGGACTCTATTTATTGTATAAAACAGTAAGAAAAAAATATGAAAAGGTGAAACATGATTGTTCTACAAATCTTTGTTTAAAAGAAGCTCGTATTAAAGAAGCACAAGAAAAAATTAAAGTGCTTCAAAAATTACAAGCAAAAGGTTCAGATAAAGAGAAAAAAGCTGCAAAAAAAGCAATAGAAAAATTACAAGAATATATTGATCACGTTAAAGCTACAAAAGCTTAAAAACAAACTATTATAAATACATATTAATATTAATAAGATTTCCTAAAGGAATAATAATATTATACTCTCAATTTATGGGTTTTTGTGAATATTATTCTTTTGGGTTTAGAAAAATGGGAAAGTGAAAACAATCGAGACTAAAATTCTTATGAATTTTCTCTCAAAATAAAAAAATAAAGAGGTTAATAATAAACCATGACAGTAAAACAAGACAAAAATAAACAAACAGAAAATCAAGATACTGATGATCTTTTTGTCGTTGAAGAAACTGATGAAAAAACACTTTCCTCAATTCTCGATGAAGAAATCGATGATCTAAACTCAGAAGAAGAAGAAAGTGAATATGATTCAATTAAAGAAGAAATTCTTAATAAATCAATGACAGAAGAAAAAGACGAAGATGATTCTGACGACGACGACGACGATGATGATTCTGACGACGAAAAGGATGAGAAAAAAGAAATGAAAGAAGAATCTGTAAAAGTCGATATGTCAAAAGAAGTACAACCATTATTTGAAGGTGAAGAATTATCAGAAGAATTCAAAGAAAAAGCAAAAGTTATTTTTGAATCTGTTGTTAATTCTAAAATCAAAGAAATCACAAAGGTTCTTGTTAAAGAACAAGATGAAAAAATCAAAGAAATTACAAAGGAAATTGTAAAAGAATCAAAAGATGAATTAGATAATTCTATTGATTTTATTGTAGAACAAGTTGACAAATATATGGATTATGTTGTTGATGAATGGATGAAAGAAAATGAAATTGGTATTGAAAACGGTCTTCGTACAGAAATTGCCGAAGATTTCATTAGTGGTCTAAAAGATTTGTTTACAGAACATTATGTCGAAGTTCCAGATGAAAAAGCTAATCTTGTTGATGAATTGGCAGAAAAAGTCGATGAATTGAAAGAACAAGTTAATGAGTCATTAGCCGAAAATATGGAATTGAAAGAACAGGTCGAAGGATATAGAAAAAATGAAATCATCGAAGAAAAAGCGTCTGATCTTTCTTTAACACAAAAAGAAAAACTTCGTTCATTAATAGAAGAAGTTGATTTTGTTGATGAAGATACTTTTGGTAAAAAAGTAGATATTATCAAAAAATCGCATTTTTCAACTAAACCAAAATCATCTGATGAATTGAATACACTTGGAGAAAATGTTGATACATCATTAGATGAAAAGAAAGTTCTTTCTGAAATCGAAAGATATGCACAATTTCTTTAAAAACAAAAAATTATAAATATAATTAAATAATTACATTAAAGAATTTCATTAGAAAACTCATAGAGGTATAATAATAAAAATGATTGACAATTCACATCAAAAATTAATCGAAAAATGGGCACCAGTCCTTGATAAAGAAGGACTACCAAAAATTACTGATCCATATCGTAGAGCAGCAACCGCTGTTCTATTGGAGAATCAACATAAAAGTAACCTAGAAGAAAGAAATGGTGGAAACCATCTATTGATGGAAGCGAATCCTACAAACGTTGCTGGTGATTCATCTCCTGCTAATACTGGAAACGTTCAAAACTGGGACCCCGTTCTAATTTCTCTCGTTCGACGTTCAGCACCTAATCTAATCGGATTTGATATTGCTGGTGTTCAACCAATGACTGGTCCGGTTGGCTTGATCTTCTGTATGAAAGCCAGATATGTTGATGGTTCTCCAGGTTCATTGGATACTTCTTCAACAGAAGCTCTATTTAATGAAGCAGATACAGATTTCTCTGGAACAGGTTCACATGCTGGTGATTCTTCTTCATTACCTTCCACCGATAACGTATATACCTCTGATTCACCTTCTGGTTGGTCTAACTCAGGTGATACAGGTCTTGATGGTCTTAATGATGCATTCGGAGTCGGTACTGGTCTTACAACAGGAACAGCCGAGTCCCTTACAAGAGATGCAGTCACAGGAGCAGATAACCATCTTCAAGAAATGGGATTCACCATCGAACGAACAGCGGTTACTGCACGTTCAAGAGCACTAGCCGCAACATATTCAGTCGAATTGGTTCAAGATTTAAGAGCCGTTCATGGTCTTGATGCTGAAACTGAATTAGCTAATATTCTTACTCAAGAAATTCTTGCTGAAATCAACCGCGAAGTTATTCGTACTGTCAACCAAAAAGCTATTCTTGGAGCACAACAGTCTGGTCTTACCAATGTTGCAAATAGCGGTCCTGGTGGTGTATTCGATCTTTCTACAGATGCCGATGGACGTTGGTCTGTTGAAAAATATCGTGGAATGTTAATGCAATTAGAAAGAGAATGTAACGGTATTGCAAAAGATACACGTAGAGGAAAAGGTAATATCGTCCTTTGTTCTTCTGATGTCGCGTCAGCCCTAAATGCTGCTGGTATCCTTTCTTATAATGAAGCCGCTCCTAATAATCTACAAGTAGATGATACAGGTAATACATATGCAGGTATGATCGGTAATCGTATTAAAGTATATGTCGATCCTTATGCTTCTCTAGATTATATTACAGTCGGTTATAAAGGTGCTTCACCTATGGACGCGGGAATCTTTTATACACCATATGTACCCCTTACCCCTTACAGGGCTGTTGATCAATCATCATATCAACCATCTATTGCGTTTAAAACAAGATATGGTTTGGTAGCGAATCCTTTTGCTGAATCAACACCTGTTTCTACAAGTGGTACAAATAGAAGTAATGTTTACTACAGAATTTTCCGAGTAAACAACATTCTTGCCTGATAAAAACGATAAGATGAATTAAGGAAATAATAAAACAATAAGGAGTTTAAAGGGGGCTTAAAACGCCCCCTTTTTTTGATCAAAAAAAGCCCCAATTAAGGGGCTAAATGTTATGCGTATGACAAAGGGACGAACCAAATTTAAAGTTTACTCACCAGTAAACTATCATACACATTCATAGAGGAACTTTTAATAAGGAATATCCTCATCAAATTTCTGATATTCTGAAAGACCAGGAATATCCTCATCTTCTTCTGGATTGTCATTAGGATCGACATTCCAAAATGGATCGAAATGTTCTGCTTGCAATTCACGAATATAATCTTCACGAGCATTATATTCGTAATCTCGATCTTCATAAATATCGAACATTAATTTTTCTCCGTGTTTTAAGTAATTTCAATAAAATGTTGATACCAGGCTTCAGCCATGGCTCCATGTGTTTTCATTATCCACATGGGATCAATTTCTTTGTTTTCTGGAAGAAAACCTTCCGGCCATGATCCATATTTTTTTAGATGTCCATATGCTTCCATATGGTCTCTATTATATGGATCAAAAAAATCATTCCAATCAAAAGACTCATTCATATTCAATAATCCTAGTTTTTCAACTTTTCTCAAATTGAGTGTATAGTTTACATGAAAACTATCACGTCGTCAAGAAAAAAAATTGTAACAAAATGTTTCATGTTTCATTTTTTATATGAACTGCAATCGTTTCTGTTAGATTAATTCCTTGGTCCTCCAGTTTTTCAAACATTTGGACACGTATGCCTCTCCATAAGAGAACGTCTATTTGAGAATGTATATCACTCCACATTTTAGTCCATAATGTAGTCTTTAAACCATTTATTTGCTTTTGAGTCATCATTTTAGTTGATCTTTTATGTTTTCTGTTAGATTAATTCCTTGGTCATCCAGTTTCCCAAACATAAAACTTAGGTCTATCGATAAGAAAGAGTCTAATTGAGTCTTCTGACTATCCCATAATTTAGCCCATAATGTAGTCTTTATTTGCTTTTGAGCTATCATTTTAGTCGATCTTCTGTTTTTTTCAGTTCGAAATCATTCATGTCCAATTGTCTTAGTTAGGAATCATCAAGTCTTTATCTGAATCTTGAACACCGATGGTACTCCCGAGTTAATGATCACTCACTCGGTTTCTGTGGTTCAGATGCGTGTGCCATTCCTAAACCGTATTGCAATACAGTCTACTAACGGAATAAAGACTTGATTATTCCTAACTAAGATGATGAATAATCATCATTTTTGACTGATGGTAAACGAGAATTAATTCTATTCGTAAGGTATCGAGTAAATTCTAGACGAGTTTTTGCGTCTTCCAATTCATCATTATTTAGATGTTTTTTAGCAAGCACCAAATGTGATTTTGCTTGATTTAGCTGTTTTACCGACAGTCCAACACTATTATTGATCGTATTCATGCTAATAATTCTCACTCAAAAAAACTTAGGCGAATAGCCACACACAAAGGATTGCAACTACTTGGAAATAGGATCGTTCAAATGCATTTTTCCAATCAGGTGATTGGAAAAATGCTTGGTATAAAAAATTTGCAAAAACCAAACCAACAGTAACAGCAATAAGTTCCATAATAATTTTACCTGACTTTATCTTCCATATGAAGATTTAAGATATTGTTTATATTCCGCTTTATCTTGTTTTTCTTTTGCTTCAAAGAATTGTTTTCTTGTTTGAAAACACCATCCTGCATACCAATCGATGAAAAATTGTTTTCCAGAAGGATTTTCTATATCCGAATATGGATTCATCCAATCAGGATTACCTTCTTTTGCGTGTTCAATGCCTTCATAATATGGAGTCATTATTTTAATCCTACTCGTTTCAAAAAATGTGTTCTAAGGTCGATATACAACAGTATAACATTTTCGCCAGTTGTTATCTTTCATTGACCAATGTCTGTCTTTTACTACAAAATGTTTGTTTGGAAAAGGTTGCATTCTTTTCCAACGTACTGCTTCTGATCTTTTATAGAAGATCATTTCAATTTACCTTTTGTTCAATCAATGAGGATAGTCTACAGGAAAA